TTCCACTTTTCACCACGTTAAATATATTGTAGCGCTCTTTTTGGGAAAAGTAAAGGATTATTTTAATTTTCTTTCCCTAGCGTTGCAGTAGGTTACGAAAGTTGGGAAAAATAATTTGTTAATTAAGTTTTAATTGTGTGTTTATTGAATGCTTTTTGTTCCCAGTCTAGAACAGTTACCCCAGATAATGTCAATAAGTCAAATCCTTCAGTATATCTTATTTGTTTTGCATAAACTTTTTCCAATCCGGCTTGTATTATTAATTTTGCACAAGGTTCGCAAGGGACATAAGTAACGTACATGGTTGCACCTTTGCAAGATTTACCTTGCCTTGCGCATTGGGCTTCTTCTAAAATTTTAATAAATTTACCTTGTTCATCCATATTACACATCCTTACATTTTTTAACAACGCCTTTAACTAAATCGCTTATTGTTTGTAGACTTTCAAGACTGACTTCTTCTCTAACCGGAATTTTTGCTTCAGGCTCTCTTACATAAGCCGGGCTATTTTTAATATCCTTAATAGGGAATACCCCTCGCCAGCCGCGTTCGACTGATTGTTCTAGCATTAGGATAGAAGTCTTTATTGGATACCTATGCAATTTCTTTAATGATAGCTCTAATGCTCTTGTAGTGTTAGGCGCTTTAATCTTCTTTCTAACCTCTAACCAAGCTTCCCATATTTCTTTAAATGCTGGGGTGTCAAGGTGAGTAAATGCTTTGTTTATTTTGTTTATTGTATTAGTGTCTATTGTATTAATAGGCGTTACCTTTTTGGGTAATAAGTAATTACCTTTTTGGGTAATGATTGTTACCTTTTTGGGTAATGATTTGGTTGTTACCTTTTTGGGTAATGATTTCCAAGATGGATAGTCTTTATTAATGCTATACCTTTTTTCTTTTCCGTTACCTTTTTGGGTAATAATATTCATTTGGGTTAGTTTTTGTAACCCCCTGATTATCCTATGTTTAGGTATTTTGGTAGTTGTGTAAAATTGGGATAGGGTTATTATATCAGATTTTTTATTCCAGCCGTAAGTTTTACGAACAATGGTTTTTAGTATTTGCTCCGCCTCGCCCGGTATACGTGTTGATGCCCAAGCTTCCCATATTTCGGTGGCTACTCTGACAAATCCGTTTTCGAGTTGAGGATTAACTGGCATATAATCTCCAAATTAAAAATACCGAGCGAAGAAAGTCATGGCAGTAAACAACACCCAAGAAGGTTGGGATATTGACCTTTCCCCGCTCGGTACGGGTTATTAGCTATGAGTTTAGAGTTGAGTGTAACTGCCATAATTATATTATGGGGCATTTTCAAGAAAAGTAAAGGATTATTTTGTTTTTTTCGCTTTACTTATTTCTAATTTAGAGTTATAATAAAGTGAGGGCTTGCTTATGAAAAGAATATGCTTAAAATGCGGCAATATATTCAATAGTAAAGGAATCCACAACAGGCTATGCTTTAATTGTGTTTACCAAAATGCGTTAGTGCCATTCGTTTTAAAAATAGAATTCCCTAGAGAGAAAATAATAAGAGAAAGTATAAAAAATGCACGGTAACTCAAAATATAAAAAAATATCTTTAAAGAAAGTAGAGCAGTTAGCGGGTTATGGTTTAACCGAAGTGGAGATAGGAAACGTGTTGAGCGTAAGTCAAAGCGCTATAACGACTTATAAAAACAAATATCCTAATTTTGAGATAGCCTTAAAAAGAGGGAAAGATAAAGCTGACGCGAGAGTGGTCGCGAGTTTATATAAACGGGCTTTGGGTTTTGAGCATACCGAAACCCAGTTTGAACAGATAACAATAATGACCGAAGTCGGCGAAGTTATAAAAGAGATGCCGGCGATTAAAAAGAAAACAATAATTAAGTCAACTGCACCAGATACAATGGCTTGCATTTATTGGTTAAATAACAGAAGAAAAGAAGATTGGAGAGTAAGGCCAGGAGAAGTTGGCGATAAAAAATACGAGGACGAGATGATAGAAATAATTCCTTCAAACGGAAAAGCCGGGGGCAACGGTTCTAAAGTGCCTAACCGAGTTGCAAAGTTTTTATCATGATAAAGCTAAAGAGCTACAAACCACATGACGGTCAATACGCGTTCCATTACGCGGTACAGAATTTATATCGATACGTTGCTATGGTATGTGGTATCCGTGGTGGCAAAACATATTCTGGGGCAAGGGAAGCCGGCGCTCAAGCTTGGAATTCAAGGGAAAACGGAGTATACGGAATCATTGCCCCAACCTACCAAATGTTAAAACGGACAACTTGGCGCGAGTTTAAAATAGCAGTTAGGCCGTTAATCAAGAGAGAAAACGCAAGTGATAAGATAATAACCTTTAAAAACGGTAGGGAAGTGCATGGTTTCTCCGCTGATAAGCCTGATAGAATAAGAAACGCTACTTTATGCGGGTTTTGGTTAGACGAAGGCCGAGAATGTAAGGCTGGCATTTGGGACGTATTGCTAGGAAGAGTCTTATCAACCGGTGGAAAAGGCATTTTGACAACATCACCTAATAGTTTTGATTGGATTCATGACGTGTTTGTTGAACAGAGAGATAAAGATTATGGGTTGCTTCAATTCTCAACGTATGAGAATAAGCATATTCCACCAGCGGCGATTGATGATTTAGCTAGAAAGTACGATGACAAGTTCATGCAACAAGAATTGTTAGGCCGGTTTGTAGTATTCCAAGGCCAAGTCTATTACGCGTTCAACCGTAAAGACAATGCTGGCGACTTAGCGTTTAAGTTGGCTAAGTACGACCCAAGTAAACCATTAGGACTATGTTGCGATTTCAATGTTAACCCTTTATGTTGGGCAATAACTCAAATAGGTGAGAATTTGCAGACAGGGTTAACTGAAGCTTATGTTGTAGACGAGATTAGTTTAACAAATTCAAACACTATCGAAGCTTGTGAAGAATTCAAACGAAGGTATCCGAACCATTACACTGGTTTAGATTTATACGGGGATGCAACTGGTGCGGCAAGGCATTCGTCAAGTAACGTAACCAACTGGAAGATAGTAAAGTCAGAGTTGGCTAAATATAGAATCACGCCACATATACCGACAAGAAACCCAGCGCAAAGGGATAGGGTCAACGCTGTAAACGGTTTGATATGTAATAGTCGGGGTGAAAGGCGGGTGCTGGTTAATCCAAAATGTAAGAAGCTGATTAGGGATTTCGAGCAAGTTTCATACAAGGAAGGCACAACAGCAATAGATGGTGGTAAAGATTTGGATTTAACTCACATGTCAGACGCATTTGGGTATATGGTAGAGAAAGAATTCGGCTTAAACAAAGCAAAATATGAAGGGTTAAAGATATGAGCATTAAAATTATGGTTGAAAACCCACATCCGGTCAACCGGAAGTATAGCGGGTATTGGAATTTCTTGTTAGACAGTTATGAAGGTGGTCTTGATTATACCGGCGCGACTGTATCAGGCGCTAGCACAGATAATGGAGTTAGCGACTTATATCGTATATACGCTAATGGTACAGTTTTGAGCCAAACAACAAACTCGCATCTTTTCAAGCATCCGAAAGAGTTGGACAGAGATTTCAAAGACCGGGTTAAAATGAGTTATTACTATAACTTTTCCGCTCCTATACTAGACACGTTTACCGACCATTTGTTTAAACAAAACATCGTGGCTGATTTTAATAATATAGAAAAAATCGTTGAAAAAAGAAAAAACAATATAGATAGAAAGGGTTCTTCGCTAACAGAGTTCAGGAAAGAGATGGCGGACTTATCCCAGTTATACGGGCATGTGTTTATAGTAGTTGATTCGCCTCAATCTTCAGATGATATAGTAACAGTGCAAGACCAAATAGATAAAGACGTGTTCGCTTACTTTGCGTTTATACATCCTCAGAACATGGTTAATTGGGCATTAGACCCGTTCGGCCGACCTTACTGGGTATTAGTTAGAGAAATGGAAGATGCGAACATTGACCCTATGCAATACGATAAATATTTAGGGAAAGCGATAACATACCGGCTAATCACTAGAGATAGTTGGTATCTATATAATTCTAAGTACGAATTAATTTCTAGCGGATTGAACCGGGTAGGCTACGTTCCGATAGTTTGTGTAGTGGATAAGAGAAGTAAAAAGGAAGTCAACTTTTTAGGTATCAGCGCATTATCTGATATAGCGTTTATAACTAGAGATGTATTCAATTCTTGTTCGGAGTTAAAGCAGATATTACGCGACCAGACTTTTGCTTTTCTAACGGTACAAGGGGAATCAAGCGAGTATAGCGAAATAGAAATAGGGACTAGAAAAGGATTGATTTACCCTAGAGATACAGACCGACCGGGGTACATATCTCCGCCAGCGTCTAACGCAGAAGCTTATTTTAAGCATATAGATAGGCAAGTTGTTAAGATGTTTCAGTTAGCTAAGATTGAAGCCGGAAGCGCAAAGTTTGACGGTGAATCAGCAGTGGCGCAAAGTGGTGTAAGCAAAGCATGGGATTTTAACCAGACTAACAGTTCATTGGCTAGAAAAGCATCTAACTTTGAAGATGGCGAAATGAAGTTATGGGAATTCTTCTCATTGTGGGAAATAAGCAAATCTTTTGACGGGCATATCGATTACCCTAAAGAGTTTTCAGTTGCTAGCCTTACTGATGATTTAGACGAGTTAGAGAAAACAATGAAAGCTGGTCTTGGAAAAGAGTTTGACAAAGAAGTTAAAAAAGCGATAGTTAAAAAGAAGTTTCCACGCATGGCAGAGAACGATTTAAATGTTATGCTTGACGATATAGATAACAACGAGGGAAAAGGTGAAGGCGATAAGTTGGTAGACAAGTTGCCTAATTTATTCAAGAAAAACGCCAACTCTGGCGGTAAATAGGAGGGTTTTATGCCGGACAAAACTTATACTCAAGTAGAAGTAGACGAGATTAAGAAAGGGTTATTCACGCAAGAAGCTTTGAACCATCATGTGCAAGAACGGTTAGCTAGAGAAAGTAGCAAATACGCAAATTATGAAGAGCTAGTTAAATTTAAAACAGAGCATGAGAAAGCTATGGAAGGCCAGCAACAAAAGGATTTAGAAGCTGGTAAGAAATATGACGAAGCCAAAGCCAATATGGAAAAACAAATAGTAGAATTACAAGGCGTTATCTCTAAGAAAGACGGGTCATTATCAAACATGAAAATTAATCATGCTTTAGTCAGCGAATTAGCTACTGCCAGCGCTTACATCGATGAATCGGTAGCATTAATGACTAACCAAGCATTTCTAGATACAGACGGTGCTATCAAGATTAAAGGTGTTGACGGCAACGGTTTAGAAATCAAATACTCTGTAAAGGATGGAGTTAAAACTTTCCTTGAATCACGCCCGCATTTAGTTAAAGCTAATAACAAGGGTGGAGGGGGAACGCCACCCGGTAATACTGGCGGAAGTTCTGCACCGACTGACCTTATGTCGTTGAATATTGAACTACAACAAGCTATGGCATCTGGAGATAATAAGGGAATTACAGAAGCACGAAACAAGATGAGCGCATTTATTGCGGCAAAAAAAGCCGTATAGCTTATCTATTAAAAAGGAGATTTTAAGATGGCAGACACAACCACAACCACACTGACAGAAGCCGTTCCGACTATTGTAGCCGCGGCGCTTCTAGAGTTATCAGAAGGCGATATTATACGGCCGTTGGTAACAAATGTAAACTTCGCTGGCCAACCCGGCGTTGTTCACCAAACCCCTTTTGTTCAGAAGTTAACATCAGAAGCTGATGATAGTTTATCGTCACAAGCTTTGGATTCAACAACTAGCGACGAAACTTCTCCGGCAGAAGCAACTGTTGGGGTGCATGGTTCTTACGTTCAGTTAAAAGAGATTGCGCAGTTAGCGACTATTGATGATATGGCCGCGGTTGCCGGTTCTTTGATTGGACAAAGCATAAGAGTAAGACGCGATTTAGATTTAGCTACGTTGTTTACTTCTTTCACAACTAACCAAGGCACAGCGATAGCGTCATTAGCGCCAGCGGATTTATACGACGCTTACGCTTCGTTACGGACTTATTTCGCACCTTTACCTTACAATTTGGTATTGCACCCTCAACAGATTTGGAGTTCTTCAGGGCTTATCAGCTTGTTTGATAATTCGTCTGATGCTATACAAACTGCTGGTCCAGGAACAGTAGGTGAAGATTTTGCTCGCATGGGTTTTGCTGGTTTGGCTTTAGGGTTCAGTTTATTCTCTGATGCTAACATCGTTTTGACGACTAACAATGGTTCAGGCGCGGCATTTTCAAGGGCTGGAATCGAGTATGTCCAGAAACGACCTTTCCGTATTGACATTGAAGGCGATGCGGCAGAAGTAGCAACAAGAATAGTTGGTACTGAAATGTGGGGCGAATCTGTTTTAAGAAATTTACATGGTAATGAAATGCAGTTCACTGCATCCTAAACTCGTTAGAGGACTGACCTTCGGGGGAGGGGAACTAACCCTTCCCTCGATTTTTAAAGGGAACAAAAAAGGAGAAAACAATGGTTGACCAGAAAAATAAAACTAAGGCTGAATTAGCGAAAGAGAATCAGATACTAATTGACAAGTTAGCAGAACAAGCAACAGATATGCCTAATGATATGCTTGGCCGGTACATGAACGAGTTAGACCAAATATCTAAGAAAGGTAGGGTCGATACTAACAAAATAAAGGTTGTAGAGATTAACGACCATAAAAACATTTCTTTATGGACACCATACGGGAAAAGAATTGGGCCAATGCACCCGCACAACGCTGAAAAGATATTCAAATTGTTTTGGAAGTTAGGCCGGAAGTTGTCAGCAAGCCAACCGACCATAGCACAAATAGACGCTTACAAGAATACAGCAGAGTATAAAGAATTGACAAGAAAAGAAGCGGTAAAGAGATTAGTTAAGGATAAGTCAAGAAAATCAGGTAGTATTGAAAGATTAGCCGAAGCTATTGCTAAAATGGCTGGCGTTGAAGCAAGCACGATTACAGACGTGTTACCTATGGACAAAGTTGGTAAATAATGAGCAATGAAACTTTCATAGTAGATAAAAGCGGGAAAGCATTTGGGGCAACGTATTACCAAAGTAAGATACAATGCCCCGCTCATTACCTTATTGACCCTAAAGAAGATATTTATTTGCGTGAGATTGACCCTATGCTAAAGGGTGTCAGCAAGTCAGCTTGCATTACTTATGGGATAAGCAAACTACGCATGAAAAGAGATGTGTTTGGTAACAAGCTTTTGGATTGGAAGAAACTTTATAGATTGAAGAAAGAGGGTAAAGTTATACAACCGTTTATATCTAGCAGTTTCGCAATAGAGAATGTATATGACCCTAAAAGCCCAGTTTGTATAAGATGCCGTGGTCGATGCAAGGAAGGGAAAGGTAAAATTAAAACTACAACAATAAAAAGGTTAATGGGATGACAAAAGTCGTAAAGAGCAATAGAAATAGAAAGGCTGTTAATTCAAAAATAAGAGGTGTTGATGTGGATACAACAAGATTTAGGTTCAACCAAACGCCGGTAGAAACACCAGACGGTGCTAACAAGGTGTTCACGTTACCCAATAGTGAATCCTACGTTACCGGCATACTGGAAGTTTTCGTAGATGGTTTACAACAAATAAAAACAACTGACTGGACAGAAACTTCTTCGACAACTTTCAGCTTCGTTGCCGCTCCAGACAGCGATGAAAATATTAGGTTAAATTATATAAAACAATGAAAAAATTATTATTCACCCTTATCGTAACATCTATATTTTGTGCTAACGCCTTTTGTGCATCTCCAAAGGCCGATAAGATAAGAATAACTGACGCTGGTGGGTATTACACTTCAACAGAAGTGGAAGGTGCGTTGCAAGAAGCCGGTGCCGCGGCCGGTCATAACGCAGTTACATTAAACACTTCAGCGGATACCTTCCTTAATTTGACTGGGCAAGATTTGTTTTTAGATGATGCTCCAACAAACAAATTATGGGGTGGACCAGCGTCTGGTGCGAATACTACGCCAACTTATAGGGCGGTAGTTGATGATGATATTCCAGACACGATAACACTTACGAACATAACTCAAATAGGGACTAGGACTTCGGTATTACTTACAGACACAGCAGATATACTTTATGAAGAAGAACTTAATAGCTTATCAGAACTAACAGCTCAAATTACAGATGTTTCGACTTTTTTAAATAATGGGACAACCTTCGGTGGCGAAGTTTCCGGCGCTTACGGTTCTCTAGTGGTAGGTAATGACGTTCTAGACGACCAATATTACGATTCAGAAGCGGACTTAACCACATTGCTTGATAACAATTATCAACCGTTAGAAGCTACGTTAACAGACGTTGCAGACGGGACTATTGCAGAGGACTTGGTCAACACGGCCAACCCTTGGGCGGATAATGAAGTAGCCGATGATATAACGCTAACTAACATAACCCAAATAACAACTAGAACATCAACTTTGCTTACTGATACAGCCGATTTGCTATATGAAACAGAGTTAAGCAACGTAACAGAACTTAACGCACAAATAAGTGAAACGGTTCTTTATGGTGGCGCATTAACTAACACTAAATATTGTATAGCTAACGGTACTGCCGGATTAATTGACTGTACAGCCGAAGGTGGCGCTGGTGGAAACTCTTTTTCTACTTGGGCGGTAAATAGCACAGATATAATTGCTGGCAACTCATCTTCTACTATGACATTGACTCCCGGCGATAATGTCACTTTTATAGCTAACAATACAA